CATGGCGCTTTACAACGCCAATGCTGACTTGGGTCCGGATACTTTGATTTACACGTCGACTAACGAAGTGACCGGCCCCGGCTATACGGCAGGCGGTCTGCGCCTCACCCCGATTCCGCCGGTAGTAGATAACGGCGTTGCCTTTCTCTCCTTCCAAAATGTGCTTTGGACGGGCGCCGACTTCATTACTCGCGGCGCCCTTATTTATAATTTTACAACAGACGCCGCCGTGGCTGTGCTGGACTTCGGTGCAGACAAGCTTGCCTCAGGGGATTTCCCCGTGTGGTTCCCGCCGGCCACTTATACTACCGCCGTTATTAGGGACACCGTGTCATGAGCTTAGTCATAGGCAACAGGATAAGAGAAAATTCCACCGTTGAAGGACTTAACGTCATCACGCTGCTGGGCGCGCCGTCGGGCTTTCAGGACTTTAGTGTGGTCGGTGACGGCAATACTACGTGGTACGTGATTGCCGATGTACCGAACGACAGCTGGGAAGTGGGCGTGGGTACGTATAACGCCACGCTGCCACCGACCTTGGAGCGGACCACTATACTGGCGTCCTCCAACGCTAATACCCTAGTTAGTTTTTTACCCGGGCCTAAAGATATCTTTTGTACTTTGCCTGCGGATATTGCCCCGATTGTGGCCATTCCTGTAGGTATGGGCGGTGGCACGGTCAGTACCAATACGGCGTTGGGCGTCGGTGCGTTGGTCGCGAATACCACAGGCTCTACGAACACGGCTTTGGGGTATGCGGCGTTAAACGCTAACACTTACGGCGATTTTAATACGGCCGTAGGCTTTAGTGCGCTATTGCTTAATACTACAGGCAGCTCTAATGTTGCGCTGGGTGCCTATGCGCTATCGGCGAATACGGTGGGCGTTCGTAATGTAGCGATAGGCGAGCTGGCATTGGCAAACAGTACGACAGGTAATTATAACGTCGCTATTGGCGCGTCAGCTTTAGCCTCTAATACGACAGGGCTGTCCAATATTGCGCTGGGGTATCAGGCGTTGGCCAATAACACCGTAGGCGTGTACAACATTGCGTTGGGCACATCGGCAATGACGTCCAATAGTATTGGCGGCTATAACATTGCCATAGGGACTAATGCGCTGGACGCAAATACGGTGGGTGATGGTAATGTTGCTATCGGGCATGCAGCCATGCAGGCGAACACCACCGGTGTAGACAATGTCGCTATTGGTTTTGGTGCGCTTACGACAAATACAACGGGCTCCGATAATACCGCAGTAGGCCACTTTGCGTTGCAATTAAATACCGAAGGTATCAATAATACGGCGCTCGGTGACGAAGCGCTGCAGTCTAATACGGTAGGCAGTAATAACGTGTCTGTGGGGACGTTAGCCCTGCGTGCCAATACCTTGGGAAATTACAATATTGCCATTGGCCCTTCGGCATTAACCGCCAACATCACGGGTAGCGAGAATGTGGCGGTGGGTTATTTGGCGCTGGCGGCCAGTACCAATGGAAATAGCAACACCGCTGTCGGGACGTCTGCGCTGGCGGCCAATAGTGGCGGTGATTCCAATACCGCTTTAGGGTCATCAACATTAGCCTCTAATACCACAGGTTCTGGCAATACTGCGCTAGGCGCATCCGCACTGTCTGCCAACACGATAGGTGCCGCTAATGTCGCAGTGGGTTATGGGGCACTGAATAACAATACGACAGGCACGGCTAATGTTGCTGTAGGGCGTTCGGCACTAACCACTAATGTATCGGGCATTAATAATACCGCAGTAGGCCATCAGGCACTTACGCTTTCTACGGGCAATTACAATACGGCGGTGGGCTCTTCGGCGTTGGTCGCCAACACGACCGGGGGCAGCAACACCGCAGTAGGCTTAAATGCGTTGGGAGCCAACACCTCCGGCAGCAGCAACACGGCGGTGGGTGCCTCGACGCTGGCTGCCAATGTATCGGGGGCTAGTAATACGGCGATAGGCGCTAATGCCCTAAATGCCTGTACAACCAGCAGTAATACGGCAGTCGGCGTCAATACGCTCTTAGCAAATACAACGGGTACGACCAATACAGCAATAGGTGCCACCGCAGGCAGCTCTATTACCACCGGCAGTAATAACACCTGTCTGGGAAATGCCGCCCAGCCGGCAACCGCGACGACCAGTAATACTATCACCTTGGGGAACGCGAGTATTACAACGTTACGTTGTCAGGTAACGACCATTACGGCTTTATCCGATAAGCGAGATAAAAGCGAAATCACCCCCCTTCAACCTGGCCTTGATTTCATCGACGCCTTGCAGCCAGTAAGGTTTGTTTGGGCGATGCGGGACGGGGGTAAAGTGGGCACCCCTGAACTAGGTTTCATTGCTCAAGATTTACAAGCAGCACAGAGAAAGACGGGCTATGTCATACCGGGATTAGTATTGGAAGAAAACCCCGATAGACTGGAAGCGGCATCGGGCACGCTACTCCCCGTGATAGTTAAAGCCCTGCAGCAACTCTCCGCGCGCATGTCGCAACTGGAAGCGTTGTTATGAGGCGTGTCCTGATTGGCACGCCGACCTATGACGGCACGCTGACTGCGCACTATGTTGACGCACTCTTGCGCACGCTTAAAGAAGCACCGAAGCAGGACATCGAGATTTTCCCGTTATTCATTTGCTATGACGCGCTGGTACAGCGGGCACGCAATGACATTGTTAAACAGGCCATTAGCGCTAATGTAGATGATTTGGTGTTTATCGACGCGGATATTGGCTGGGAGCCTGAGGCCTTCTTTAGATTACTCCGCCACCCCGTGCAGGTCGTCGGCGGCGTGGTACCTAAGAAATGCGACAATCCGGCGTTCAATGTCAAGGTACTGCCGGGCGCATCTTTAGAGATTATTGACGGGGTGATGGAGGTAGAGTGTGTCGGTACGGGCATTCTGCGTATCACCCAACAAGCCCTGCAGAACCTGTGGACCATCAGCGAAGAGTACCAAAATGAAGGGCCGGTAGGCCGTATGGTCTTTGATATAAAGATTATCGACGGGCAGCTGGTTTCGGAGGATAATATCTTTTGTCATAAGTGGCGGGATTTGGGCGGTAAGGTCTGGTTGGACCCGTACCTGCAGTGCACGCATACCGGCACCAAGACCTTTACCGCCAATTTTATGGAGTACCTGGAGGCAAACCGTGTACGGGAATAGTGCTTATTCAGAACTGGCTTTTTCACAAGACCCTAACGAACGACTGACCCAAGTCTGGGAGTTGATAGACAACAGCCAAACGGTCGATTGGGCTATTATAGACGACTCGCAATAGGGGGCATAAAAAAGCCTCGTTTTACCGAGGCTTGATTAGATACTTTAAAGTAACCTTTGCTTCGCAATGCTGCGCAACGCAACGCATAGCATCGCACCGCATCGAAACAATATAATACCACAGGATAATTAGCATGGCAACCTCCTACTCCCCAAGTTTAAAAATAGCGTTATTAGGTACGGGGGAGAACACCGGCACCTGGGGCACGTTGACCAACACCAATCTCGGCACCTTGATAGAGCAGGCTATCACCGGCGTGCAGGCGATTGTGATATCAACAGCCAATGTCACGCTGACTAATTCGGACGGCATCAGTAATCAGGCGCGTAATGCGGTATTGGTGGCGACGGGCACACCCGCCGCTATTTTTGACATCATTGCGCCGCTCGTCGAGAAGACCTATATTGTCCGCAATGCGACGACGGGGGGTTTTGATATCCGTATTCGTGGAGCAACGGGCAGTGCTGTCTCTGTTAAAGCCGGCGCAACGGTGCTGGTCTATTGTGATACCGTGAATTTCGTTCAGGCGCTCAATAACACCAGTGTGACGGCAGGCACCAATATTACGATAGCGACAGTAGGCGATGCTACTGCTGTCTCGACGTCAACCACCCCTACCTTTAATACCATCGCTGCGACAGGGTTGGTTAAGTTCACCGGGGCCTCTTCCAATGTTACCGCCGGCGTCGGCACCTTAGCCCTACGGGGCGGGCAAGTAGGCTTCCCTGCTACACAGGTTGCCAGCACGGATGTTAATACGCTGGATGATTACCAAGAGGGGAGCTGGACGCCAACTATAGGCGCCTCTATTACCTTTGTTGGAGCGAACACGTCCTCTTTTCTCTATACAAAAATTGGCAGGCAAGTTACCTTAAATATGTTATTGCGTGGGGCAACATCCGTACAAATATCAAGCTTTTCAGTTATACCCTTACCCTTTGCCGCAATTGGCTCTTCGAGCGGTACTGTGCTGGGTAGCCCTGGAATATATGGAGTCTATGTTGCGGGCAGTAACTTAAACTTTTTTACGGGTGGCCCTGCGCCAAGTACAACGTCCGGGTTTAATATTAGTATCACCTATTTTGCGGCGACTTAAATGACCCTCAAGGCCATCAAATTAGGCTCTGGTTTTTTTAGAGAAAGTACGACACTGGCGGCAGAAGGGCAGTGGTGGGACGGCGACAAGGTGCGCTTTCGCTCCGGCAACCCTGAGAAAATAGGCGGTTGGATACGTCTGTCCTCGGAGACTTATCTAGGCGTCTGCCGTACGCTCTGGAACTGGATTGATTTCGACGGTTCCAATTATTTGGGGCTCGGCACCAATCTAAAATACTATATTGAGATGGGCGGTGTCTATTACGACATCACGCCGATTCGGGCGACGTTTACAACGCCTGTGACCAATTCCTGCTTTTCGACAACGGTCAACAGTTCGCTTGTCACAGCGACTATCCCGACCCATGGCGCAACGACAGAGGCCTTCGTGACCTTTTCCGGCGCGGCAGCTATAGGCGGTATCCCGGCAGCGACGCTCAATGCCGAGTATCAAGTCACGGTTCTTGACATCAATACATTTACGTTTGACACCGGCGTGTTGGCGACCTCCTCAGTAGTCAGCGGCGGCGGTAATGCTATCACTGCTGTATTTCAGATTAACCCGTTCTCCGCCACCTACACCTACGGCAATGGCTGGGGTGCGGGCAGTTGGGGACGCGGTGCCTGGGGCTCCGGTACGTCATTTACCGTCGGCACACAATTAGGTCTATGGACTAACGATAACTTTGGTCAGGACTTGGTGATTGCCCAACGTAACGGCGCAATTTACTACTGGCAAGACAGCTTGGGCGTCACCGCGCGAGCGCAATCTTTACAAGCCTTGGCGACTGCGTATGACGGTGCCCTAGGTCCGTATGTCCCGAATCAGACCCTACAAGTGATGGCCTCCGCTATCCAGCGTTTTGTCATTGCCTTTGGCGCCAATGGCTATGTACCGGGCACGCCAACAAGTGCGTTTGATCCGATGATGGTGCGCTGGTCTGACCAGTCCAACCCGTACCAGTGGGTGCCGTCCATTACCAATCAGGCCGGCGAGTTCCGGCTTTCCCATGGCTCAACCATTATCGCCGCGCAAATCACCCGTCAGGAAATCCTGGTATGGACAGACACGGCGTTGTACTCCATGCAGTATCTGGGCACCTCCTATGTATGGGGCTTTAATGTCTTGATGGACAATATCAGCCTTATCTCGCCCAACGCGATGATTACCGTTAATAACGCCACCTACTGGATGGGGCGGGAGAAATTCTTTGTTTACACGGGCCGTGTCGAGACGCTGCCAAGCACGTTGAAACAGTATGTTTACGATGATATTAATCTTGAGCAGTCGTTCCAGATATTCGCAGGTCTCAACCCGGGCTTTAATGAAATCTGGTGGTTCTACTGCTCCAAGCACTCGACCACGATTGATAAGTATGTGATTTACAACTATCTGGAGAATTGCTGGGTGTGTGGCCGTATGGCGCGCACGGCGTGGTTGGACTCCGGTATCCGGCAATACCCGATGGCAGCGGACTACAATGGCCTGATGCTCTACCATGAAGTCGGCTATGATGACGGCAGTGGTCTTGAGCCGGTGCCCATTGAAGCGTTCGTACAATCGGCGGATTTTGATATTGAGGACGGCCACACCTTTGGCTTTTGCTGGCGGATAATCCCGGACGTCAGTTTTAATGGGTCGACGGTCAATGCGCCGAGCGTCAACATGGAGGTCAAGCCCCGACAGTTTCCCGGCAGCCCGTACGGCACCGCCGACAACCCCGAGGTCATTAGTACACAGAACTATACACCACCCAATCCTCCGGTCTACTTGGTGCAAGAGTTTACCGAGGAAGTGTTCACACGGCTGCGAGGGCGGCAGATGGCGTTTAAAGTTTCAAGTGATACTTTAGGCGTGAGTTGGACGATAGGTCGTGTGTCGATAGATACGCGCCTTGATGGCAGGCGCTGAGTTTTATGTTTAAAATCAAGAACTTAATAGTAGCCTCCAAATTTGGATGCATCTTAATAGAATTGTGACCTTTTATCAGGTATTCAGCACTCGCCGTCGGTGTACAATATAGACGGCACCAATCCCTTAACTGAATATAGGAAACTAAAATGAACAGCGCAATGTTAGCACTACTAAAAATTGAAACGATGTCCTCTCTGACTATTGCGGAGTTGACAGGAAAACGGCACGACAATGTACTTCGAGATATTGAAAAAGTCTTAGCAGAAGTAGAAATAGATGTCCTCAAATTTGAGGGCTACTATTTTGGAGAGAATAATCGTCAACAACGCTGTTACCACTTGCCACGAAGGGAGTGCGATTTATTGGTATCAGGGTACAACGCTAAGTATCGCCTTGCTATTATCGACCGCTGGCAGTATCTCGAAGACCAACTAAGGATAGTCCAGTTACGCACGGGGACGAAGAAGCATCAACTCGAAGCTATGGAAGCATTGAGTCGTCTTTTGCCAGATGATTTGAGTAAAGAGGAGCTAAGTTACATCAAAGCTAATACGGTAGTAAACAAGGCTGTGAGCAATCTGTTTGGCTTCCCTAAGATGCTTAAGAAAGATGAGATGTCTGACGATATGATAGAGGTACGCGGGAAGGTACTGGATGATTACATCAAACTTTATGAGGTGCTTGAAGATAATGGTAAAGTAAAGGAGTTGCTTTATGACAAGTATCAGCCCAAGCGGATAGAAGATACCTCCGTTAAGGGCAATCTTAAGTTAGTGGGGGTGTGATATTAGTACCGGAACGACCAAATCCCCAAATCTCCCCTTAGCACCGCCGCAGTATGACCGGCAGTTCTTTGACGACTTATTGAAAATCCTGCGCTTGTATTTCGCAGAATTAGATAATCCCGGCATCTGTCAGGCGTCGACCAATTATAATCAGGGCAAGATACTCAGCGCGATGAATTTTAGTATTCTAAATGATGCCAATGTCCAGGAAGTTAGCCTGCCTACGCAAGCGGACCTCGCTAAATTACGGGTGGGTGATTTGTATTACGACACCACGGCGGGCAACGTGATAAAGATAAAAGTATGAGCCACTTAGCTGAAATCGGCAACATGCCGGAGATACTGCGGCTTTGCGCGCTTATCAGAACGCTGCCGCAAGTGGACTGTCCACTGGAGCATTACTACCTTCCTGGCGTGTGTTTTCGGGTGATGCGCTTAAAAGCGGGCACGTCGCTTACAGGGAAAATACACAAGCATGCGCATATTGCCGTCTTGTTGGAAGGTACACTACGACTGGCGGATGACGAGCATGCTTTTATCATTACCGCACCCTGGGTGGGGATGGGCAAAGCAGGCGCAAAAAGGCTGGGCTATGCCGAGACAGACTGCGTGTTTGCGAATATACTAAGTACCGATATCACCGACCCTGCCGAGATGGAAGCTGTTCTTACATGCGACACGTTTGATGAGTATGAAATCTTTTTGTTGGAGCAAGACCATGAAATTCCGAAGCAACTCCCCTGATTTAGAAGCCCGTGGCTGCTATGTGTTTGTCACCGGCGCGACGGCGATGACCATTGCGACCGGGGCATTAATTGGCGCAGGAACAGGTGCCGTTATTGGGGGTGCCAGCTCGGCGTTATCCGGGGGTAATGTTTTAAAAGGTGCGCTAATAGGCGCTGGTGGCGGTGCTTTAACCGGCGGCGTAGCCAGTGGCATTGGTGCTGCCGGAGGGGCTGCAGCAGGCGCAGGGACAGGCGGGGCAGGTGGCGCTGCAGGCACAACAGCCAGTAGTGCTATTACACCGGAACTTTCTACAGCAGCACAACAAGCCGTCGCACAAGGCGGAAATCAAATGGGTATTGCTGGCGCGGTGCAGGCGCCGGGTTCTGCAACACTCCCAGGATTCACACAAGGTACGACGCAGATGGGCCAGCAAGCCTTATCGCGTGGCGCTACTGAGGGCATAGGTAAGATAGGGCTTGAAGGTGTCGCAGGCGGATCCGGGTTGGTGCCCGATGCAACCTCAGCCACGGGTATAGCCCAAGAGCAAATGGCGCGGGTAGCCTCAGAGCAAGCCGCTAAAGAAGCCGGCATGTCCTCATTTGAAAAAGGCTTATCCCACTTTACTACCGGTCTAAAAGGCATGCCTGATAAAGTTATGAACTGGGCTGGCGAGAACCCGTTGCAGGCGATTGGCTTCGTCGGACAAGGTATTAATGCCCTTACCCAAAATAATGGGGGAGGGTATGATACTACCCCCCAACCGCAGCAACCAACGTCAGCGTGGGGCATATCCCCCAACTACCAGCCGTCACGACCCACGGCCTATAAGCCCAAGCTAGGCTATGCCGAAGGCGGGCCGGTCAATAAATTCTATGCGGCGGGTTTACAACAAGCGCAGCAGGCACAGACTCAGCAAGCACCCCCGCCTCAGGCACAAGCTATGGCGCCGTTGCAAGCGCAGCCGTTGCCACAGGCACCCCCACAGCAACAAGGCATAGCCGGTTATGCACGCGGACGCATGGTTGAGGGGCATGGCGATGGCTACGCGCGCGGACGCATGGTGTCCGGTGAGGGGGACGGGGTCTCAGACGGTATAGAAGCCATTATTGATGGGCGTCGTCCGGCGGCTATTGCAAGTGGTGAGTTTATCATACCGGCAAATGCGGTCTCAGCTCTTGGGAATGGGTCCAGTGATGCCGGGGCTAAACGCCTTGACAAGATGGTGAATGATATCCAACGCAGCCGTAAAAAATCAATAGGTCGCGGCAATATCGCCAGAGACATTAAGGCATACAAGGCGCTCCCTGTGTAGTATAATTCGTGTGTGGCTAGACTTAGCGGTCGAACAGCGTTAGCCTGACGCTCGCCACATTTAATCCAGGCATATTTTAATGAGGCATTAAAATGAAATTAAGCGCAAAGAAAATCTCTACACTTAACAGGCAAGCGGCTAAAGAGAAGGGGGAAAGCCACTATATTCCGGGCAGACCGTGCTTAAGGGGGCATAACCTTAGGTATGCAGCAACAGGATATTGTGTTGGATGTAAATCAAAACATGATAAAGACCGTGCGGCGAGGGTCAAAGAAGCGTATCAAGGAGAGGGGCTTTATTATATCCCTGATGTACCTTGTAATAGAGGACATAGTTTGCGGTATTCTGCTAGTGGGGGCTGTGTGGAGTGTGCTCGATTAAAGGAAAATGCGCGGGTTGCGGCTAATAGGGAAGCCTATAACGCACGCAAGGTACGAGAGAATGCACATAAACTACCCCTAATAGCAGAAAGAGCTAGGTTGGCGCGAACAGTAGAAACCTCAGAGCAGCGCAAAGTTCGGTTAGAAAAAGCTATAGCTCGTTCGGTTAAGTGGAGGCAAGAAAATCCCGACCATCCTAACACTAGGTTTTGTAAGACAAGGTGGACGAAGAATAACCCCGGTAAAGTTCAAGCGATAGGTATGAAACGGAAAATTGCGAAGATGCATCGTACCCCTTCTTGGCTATCCCCCACTGATATATGGTTAATGGAAGAGATATACATACTTTCAGAATTACGAACCCGCCTAACTGGGATACAATGGAATGTAGACCACATCATCCCACTACAAGGTAGGAAAGTATCGGGGCTCCACGTGCCTATGAATTTACAGGTTATCCCCGCCCTATTAAATTTTAGAAAGGCTAATAAATGGTAAAGTATAAGCAACATAAATGTAAAGCATACCGGGCATTGCCAGCATGAGCAGCCGGGACATCAATGATTTACACCCCGAAGTGGCTAGCTTGTGTCGTAAGTTTGTAGCAAAGTGTAAAGAACAAGGCATTGAGATTCTCATCACCAGCACATATCGCTCGATACAGGAGCAAGACGCACTGTATGCACAAGGGCGTACTAAGCCCGGCGCCATTGTAACCAACGCACGCGGTGGCTATTCGTTCCACAACTTTGGGGTTGCATTCGATATCGTCCCTATCGTCAATGGCAAAGCGCAGTGGAACAGTATTGCTCTATTCCGACGCTGCGGTGATATTGGCAAATCATTAGGCTTGGAATGGGCAGGCGATTGGCCAAAGTTCCGCGAATATTGTCATTTTCAGCGAACCCAAGGTATGACGCTAGCGGACTTTAGAGCCGGCAAGCACTATAATGCCTGAAGCCTCCCTAGTCCCGTTGGCTATGCTGCCGCTATTCTGGGAGCAAGTTGAGCCACACCTTAGTAAAGCGGCAGACAAATCTTTGGGTCGGTACGCAGTAGAAGACATCCATGATTTACTGACGCAGTACGAGTACCACTTGTTTGTGGTTTATGAAGAAGGCGCCATACTCGGCGCGGCGGTGGTTAATCCGGTGATTTACCCGCGCAAGATACTACTCAATGTTGCCTTTGTTGGTGGCGTTGAGCCCATGGAGCCGTGGGGTGTACCGTTACTCAATCTATTACGGTTCTATGCTAAGGGGATGCAGTACGACGGCATCGAAGCCCAAGCCCGGTTTGGCTGGAGTAAGAAGTTATTGACGAATGATTTCGGGTATAAGAAGGTGGCAGACGTTTTCGAGATTGAGATATAATAAGTTTTCGCAGCCTTATAATTCAGGTTTTTCAACACTGGCCCGGTGTGCGGAGAAGGGCACCCCTTAAATGAAAAATAGGAAACTAAGATGAGTAATGTAATGCTGTCACTATTAAAAATAGATTCGATGACATCTCTGGAAATTGCAGAGTTATTGGGCTGTCGACATGATAATGTAAAACGGTCCGTATATAGGCTTGTCCAAAGCAGTATAATTGGGCTTCCTCCATTGGAGGAAACTAAGAACAATCAAGGGGTTATGGTCAAAGCGTACCGAATCCCAAAGCGTGATACGTATATACTCGTTGCACAAATGTCCCCCGCATTTACGGCGCGGCTGGTAGATAGGTGGCAGTATCTCGAAGACCAACTAAGGATAGTCCAGTTACGCACGGGGACGAAGAAGCATCAACTCGAAGCTATGGAAGCATTGAGTCGTCTTTTGCCAGATGATTTGAGTAAAGAGGAGCTAAGTTACATCAAAGCTAATACGGTAGTAAACAAGGCTGTGAGTAATCTGTTCGGTTTCCCTAAGATGCTTAAGAAAGACGAGATGTCTGACGATATGATAGAGGTACGCGGAAGGGTACTGGATGATTACCTCAAGCTATATGAAGTGCTTGAAGATAATGCCAAAGTAAAAACAATACTCTATGATAAATACCAACCAAAGCGAATAGAGGACAATTCTGCCAAGAGCGCGCTTAAGTTAGTTAAGTAGTAAAATGTTTTAAATGCTACCTAGGTAGCATTAAGCAAGGGCGGGGTTCCGCCCTTGCTATCAAAATCAGCACTGCTGATACAAATGTAGACCCACTCACGCCGCCTTGGCGTGCACATAACTTTGTATCAGGACAAATCTCATGGGCTCCAGTGCGCCGAAGACCCCCACCAATACCACCCAAACCATCAATACAAACTCAATCCCCGACTTCATGCAGCCGTATTTCAATACGATGATGTCGAGTGCACAAGGCCAAGTCTACCAGCGTGACGCGCAGGGTAATGTTTCCGGTCTACAGTCCTACCAGCCGTACAGCACGAATCCCAACGACTATGTCGCACCGCTGTCAGGCCTGCAGAACCAAGCCATCCAGGGCGCAGGCAATCTACAAGTCCCCGGCCAGTTCCAGCAAGGCAGCCAGATGGTCGGTGGCTCGGGCGCAGGCGCTCTGGGTATCGGCATGCAGGCGGCCAATGCCGGTAATCAATATAACCAGATGGCGACCGACCCTAATGCCTTGAAAGGCTTCATGTCACCGTACATGAACAATGTCGTGAACTACGAGACCGGGCAAGCCAACCGGCAATATGATATCACCGGGCAAGAGCAGCAAGCCGCAGCAACGCGCAATGGCGCCTTTGGGGGTAGTCGTGAGGCCATCATGGGCGCGGAGAACGAGCGCAATCGCAATCAGGCCATCACCGGCATCCAGTCCACCGGCGCGGAGAAAGCCTTCCAGAATGCCCAGCAAGCGCAGCAGTTCGGCGCCAACTTAGGCATGCAAGGCTATCAGTTCGGCATCCAGGGCATGAACGCCGGCATCCAGGCAGGGATGGGCTTGGGCACACTTGGTGCGGGCCAGCTCGGCGCCCAGCGCGATATCCTGAACACCCAAGCGCAGTTCGGCAGCATGCAGCAAGACCAGCAACAGAAGGTCATCGACGCGGCTACCAATAATTACAACAAGGCGCAAGCCTACCCGATGGACCAGATGAACTGGCTGTCCGGTCTGATACACGGCTTTCCCGTTGCTCAGACTGGCTCGACACAACAGAATTATCAAGCCCAACCTAACATGATGTCGCAACTATTCGGTGGTATCGGTGCCATGGGCAGCATGTACAACGCCTATAAGAAAGAGGGCGGCATTGTCGGTTATAACGTCGGGGGCGCTATAGAGTCTGATTTAGACCAGATGAACCCCGAGCAACTGCAAGAGATTATCCAGACCACCACCAGTGATATTGAGCGGCAGATGGCTAAAAAGCTATTGGCTGAAAAGACCATGGCCGGTGGCGGCATTGTTGCGTTTGCACAGGGCGGCACGATGAAAGAGCAGCTAACTAAACTCAAACCTGAAATAGAGGCGGCCCGTGCCGCACGTGAGCAGGCACGCATAGATGCCGCTAAAAATGCCCGTGCCGGTCAGCCCCGTCAACCGATGAACGCAGGCCAAGCAAGAGAGCAGCTACTGGCACAAGAGACGGCAGCCGCACCTAAGCCAACGCCAGGGATAGAGGCCGTTAAGCCCCCTAGCTCCTGGACAGAAGAAGGCCAAAGTATCTCCGGTCAAGCCGTTAAGAAAGGCTTGGGCAAAGTCGCCTCTACGTTAGGCAAGGGCTTGGGTGCAGCCGGTGCTTTGGTTGGTATTGCTGAGGGCGCTTCTGAAAAATCTGATATGGACAAGTATCTGGCCGTCCGCGCCGAGAACGGCGATGTGCAGGCCAAGCAAGTGCTGGACAGCGGCGGCTCTGATTCTATTATGGAGAATTTGAAAAAGCCGGTCCGTGATGTCGTCGGCAAGATGGATGTCGCCGGTGCATGGGAAGCTATCAAAGGTGCGTTCTCGGGCGGTATAGACTCGGTACAAGCTGCACCCACAGAGCAGCCGACGTTAAATGTACCACAGCCATTACAAGCCGAGCCTGCACCCGCAGGTATCCCGCAGCTACAAGGCTCCATGACACCCACGGGTGCAGGCGGAGGAGAAGGTAATTGGCAAGAGGCACCACCACTTAATCAAGGTATCCCGCAGGCCGCTCCACAAGCCGCCGGCAGTCCGTTTGACCCGATGATTGCCGAAGACCAAGCGAAACTTAATAATCTGCAAGACACACCGTATGAGACACCGGAAGCGTTACTGCAACGTCGTCAAGAAATCATGGGGCAACGCGCCAATACCGCCGACGAGTCCAAGCGCCAGTTCAACTTGCGCATGGCGGACTTCTTCGCGCATTGGGGCTCGACACCAGGACCGGTCATCTCTGCAGGGCTTAAAGCATTAACCGAAACCATGCCGGGCTTCTTGAAAGATAAAGATGACCAGGAGAAATTGTCCCGCACCCTATCCGAGGCGCAGTTCCAGATTGATTGGGCTGACCATTTAGAGCATAAAGGTGATACCGAGAAAGCCGCTGCTGAACGTGAGAAAGCGGCAGAAACACTTAGGTCTGATAAAAGGCTCAAAGCCGCTGCTGATGCTAAATTTGCTGAGTCAGAGATGGAGCAGTTCAATCAGAATAACCGTAACTACGCCGATAATATGACCAAGTTTACAACGGCGCAGATGACGAATAGTCCGAACAGCGCCAAGAACACCAATCTCGATAATCTAATGGGGCAGTATAACGCACAAATAAAGAACGCCGACGCCATACTCCAAAGTGATGACCCTACCATTGTACTGGCGGGTGAGGATACTTCTAAATTAAGCACAGAACAAATCAACAGAAAGATGGTGCTTAAAAAGCAGGACGTCGCCGAGTATAAGAGTAAATCAGAAGAGGCGCTCAATGGCGTGATGGAGCAGATGAAGCAAGGCGGGGGGAGCACCAGCGGGGGTGGAGGTTATGATTTCCATGGCACCAAACTAAGCCCTCCCGAAGTCAAGGCGTTTTTGAAATTCAACCAAGGAACCTAAGATGGCTGCGCCTAAAGAGCTTCACAAAACCGTCGAGTGGATGGAGTCCCGAGGCAAGGCTAATGCCGTGTCAGGTAAAGGTGCACGTGGGCCGATGCAGGTCATGGACGCGACGGCGCGGTCGCCTGGTTACGGTATCACGCCCATTCGTAATAACTCGGTTGCTGAGCGCGAGCGGGTAGGGCATGAATACCTTGATGCACTCTATGATACCCATGGCGGTGACCCGGCACTGACACTGGCGGCCTATAATGCCGGCCCCGGTGCTGTCCAAAAGCATGGCGGCGTGCCGCCTTATAGAGAGACCCGGAACTATGTCGGCAAAGGCCTGCAGTTCTTGCAGCTAGCCGGTGCGCAACCCCAAGCCCAGCCAACCGGACTACCTACGTTGGACGATTTAGCCGACGTTGAAGAAGCGCCGTTAACGCCGGAGCTGATTGCCAAGTTCAAGCGCATTCAGTCGGGCGAAGCACCGCCACCGCGAAAAGCCATACCTACGCTAGAGGACTTGGCAGATGTCGAGGAAGCACCGTTGACGCCTGAGCTTAAAGCCAAGTTTGAGCGCATTAACGAGCTGCAGCAAATTCAAGACAATCCGCAAGGCGAGCAACCCGGACGCTTTAGTTCGGCGCTCAGTCGGGGCTGGGAAGGGCTTAAAGAGTCAACGCAGGGCATCGGGTTAGGCATAAGCTCGGCCTTGGGCAATGGCCCCGAAGCACAAGCACAGATGGAGGGCATCAAGTCCAAATCACAAGAGCCACAATCGGGTAGAGCGTCGCAGACGTTTCAAAATATTCAGGATATCTATTCCAAAGACGGTGCTTTGGCAGCCGCTAAAGAGTTACCGGGCTTTGCTATGGAGAAGACCGCTGAGTCTGTACCGGGCATGGCACCGGCATTAGGTATGGGCTTGGCCGCAGGCGCCGTTAATCCATTATTGGCGCTCCCCGTTACAGTAGGGGCTTATATTGTGCAGCAGTTCGGCGATATGATGCATCGGCAAGCATTGGAGAAATCCAAAGCGGAGGATTTATCTTCTGGAGATGCTTTGGCCGCCTCGATTCCCGCAGGTTTTTTGGATGCCGTCACCGACCGCTTTACACTAGGCTTAGGCAAGAAAGCCAAAGCCGTGTTTAGGGATAGTGTTGAGCAAGAGGTTAAAAAGAACCTCCTCACCCGTATAGGCACACATGCCGTTAAGTCAGGTACCTTGGAAGCCGGCGTCGGCGCGACACAATCGGAATTAGAGCGGGCGCAAGCAGGGCTGCCCATCACCGGACCGGAAGCAGGACAAGAAGCTAAAGAGGCCGGCGCCTCAGGGTTCTTCGGGGCTTTGATACCCGGCGCTGCCGGCGGTGTCAGTACGCCCGCTACACCCGCTACGCCACAGTCGGGTGATACCGAGACCACACCACCCGACTTAGCCGCGCAGACTAAGCAAGCCAAAGCCGTCGACGAAGAGAACAACGCCAAGAAAAAAGCCGCTCGCGTCGAGGATTTCGGCGTTGCGCCCAAATCCAAATTGTTCAAATCATTAATGGACGCCGACCTGACCACGCAAGAAGGCATTGACGCGGCAAAAGCTGCGGTCGATGAACACGCACCGGATGATTTCGACTACGAAGAGTTTGATTCCCATATCAATGCAGCGGAACAGGTATTAAAGAGCCAAGAAATTCCCGAACCCACTTTACGAGGTAAAAACGAGCCATGGACACCGGAAAGCGAAACAACGACAACCAAACCGGAAGAAACTCCAGTTACTACCGAGACCCAGGAGCCGCCACCGGACACTACGGCGACAGCGCAGGAAACCGAAGTGCCTATTGCCCAAGTTGCTCCCACACCACAATCTGCTCCAAAGGCAAGTTCTGTATTGGGGACTATACCCCCGTCCTCAGAAGCCGCGCCAAAGCCAACCTTCTCTGATGTCGCCAAAGCCCATCAGGAAGGGACTCGGGCAAAGAATGAGGCAGAAGATAACCCAAGCCCTGAAGCAGACGCCAAGCGGAATGAAGCGTGGGCTAAGCTGCAGGAGACTGGTAAGGCGTTCCAGCCTGAGTCCTTTGCTTTGTCCACCGAGCCCGAGACCCAACACACAGCTAAGTCATTAGAGCGCCATTTGCCCAAAGAACTCAAGGCTATGATAGCCAGCGGCAAGGCGGTGTTCCATGATACCCAAGCGACGCTCCCCGGCGAGAACCATCCGCCCAATGTGAAGGGTATGGTCGATGCAGCAGGCGTTTCTCATTTCATAGCAAATCGACTCACGCCTAATACTATTGAGAGCGTGATGCTCCATGAAGCGGGCGTACACGCCGGGATGGCCAAACTGGTCGGGCCCAAGCTCTGGGAGCAGTACAAAGCCGAAGCGATGAACAGTCAAGACCCGGCGTTTATCGCTGCGCGTGAAGCGGTACCGAAGTCCACTCCAAGCCATTTGATTCCCGAAGAAGCCTTAGCCCATCTGGTTGAGCACGCACCCAAGCACTCATTGGTTCGCCGATTGATATCAGCCGTCCGTAATTGGGCGCGGGCTAATCTGGGCATTGGCAGTAAGTTCACCGAGGCTGACGCACGGCAATTAGCGGTGTCGGCGTTGAAATATGCAGGTTCACGGGCTGACACAGCGTACGCGCTGTCCTCGTCTGAAGAAGCCGCCGTAACAGCAAAAGCGGAGCGGCTTGCAGCGGCGCGGGAGAAGCACCTAAAAGCCAATCCACCTAAGCCTATTCCCTCGCGTTCGACCAATCTAAAACGCACCGTGCTCAAGATAGAGAACGAACTGTTCGACTACAGCTCGGGATTGTATAACCAACTGCGGCCGCGTTTGGAAGCGATGGGCTTGGCGACGCCGGAGGTACAGAAGATTATGGCGCAGGCGTTCCAAGGCCAGACCGTGTATGTCAATTCACTGGCAGCCCAAGGCGCTATCCAAGGCGAGTTGCACTACAACCCAAACACGATGCAGTGGGAGGCCAAGGCCGGGCAGTTCTCCATCACCAAGATGAAAGATATCCTGGCCAAGCATGCCAAGAAGCAAGGCAAGCCGTTTGAGACGGTCAGTGGCATTTTCACCGATATTGCCTCAGCACTGCGTATCAAAGAGTTCCGTGAGCAGGCGGCGACCTATCGGAAAGCCATTGATATGGCTACCGACCCTAAGGTTAAAGCCATGGCTGAGCGTAAGTTCGCCAATATCTTGCGGCGTGCGGATGTAGAGCACATGACGGATGACCAGATTGCCACGGCGCTTAAAGTCTTGGCCGACCATCCCGAGTACGCCGAGGCACTGAAAGAGTGGCATGGGGTACGGGCTTATATGGTCAAGTTCCTGGTCGATACGGGCCGCTATTCTGAGAAGCAGGCCAAAGCCTATATGGACGCGACGATGTATGTGCCGTTCAACCGGCTCATGGATGCGAAAGACCCGGATGCATTTTATGGCTATATGGCGGGCGGACGGGGTCGGAGCTTAATGGCAAATCAAAAGGAGCATGCCATCAAAGGCTCCGAACGGGAAGTCAAAGACATGGTTGAGAACATGGAGAAGTGGATTCTCAACAGCTTTGTAAAAGGCGTGAAGAACGCCAAGAATCTGGAGCTCCAAGAGGTTGTCGCCAAGCACTTTTACCCCGGTGCCGTTAAGCCGGCGGCCAATACCAAGAACGGCGGCATTAAAGTCTATCGGCACGGGCGTGAGGAGTATTGGGAGTATGAAGACCCTTTGTTAACCTCGGCGTTTAACGGCGTCAATACCGTAGCCCTGCCTACCTTAACCATGGCCGCCAAGTTCGCTAACCGACTGCGCAATGCCATCGTACTGGACCCGTTGTTTACGATAAATCAATTACCGCAAGACGCTTACTCGGCGATGTTCTCGTCAGGGGTCAAAAACCCCGGTGCGCTATTAATTGATATCGCCAAGGAGTGGACCGGTACGTTGAAAGGCACGACCGATGCGCATGAGCACTTAAAAGGCATCGGCATTGTCGGACAGAAAGATACCGTCAGTATGGCGACCGAGCATATTCACGAGTTAGCCATGCATGGCCGTGCTAAGAAAGGTCCGTTTGCGGCACTGCATAGGGCACTGGAGCACTTCGCCAATGTCGGTGATAATGCCATCCGTCAAGGCATCTATGTGCGTACCATGAAAGAGATGAAAGGCCAACCCAATGCGCAGATGATAGCCCAACAAAGAGCGTTTGAAGTGATTAACTTCAGGAAGCGGGGTGCCAATGCGACCTTAAGTGCGTTCATGCAAGTGACGCCGTTTTTAGGGGCGTATTTACAGGCAACCCGCACCCAGCTCAATATCATCTCGGGGCGCGGCATCTCGCCCGTTGCCCGCAAAGAAGCGCTGATGCGCTTGGCAGCCACCTCGGCACAAGTGGCAACGTTTACCTTTTTATACAACATGATGTTGGGGGATGACGACGAGTTCAAGAAGAAAGATATCCAGGAGCGCGACACCCATATCTACCCGTTCGGCTCTAAATCAGACTATGCGATGACGGTGCGGGCGGACGTATTCTCACTGTCGTTTATTGCCATGAACCATGTGTACCGATATCTGATGGATAAGGGTAGTGAGAACCCGTATCAGACCCGTCAAGCTATGTTGGATACGACAGTGCGCATATTAGCCGGGGCACCGATGGGGCCGACAGTTATCAAGCCGGTCTTGGAGAATATCACGGGTATTGATTTCCACACCAACCGCCCGATTATCCCCGAGCGCTACAAGCATTTATCGGGGACGCCGGAACTGCAGTACAACGAGAAGACCTCAGAGCTGGCTAAACTATTAGGTCATGCCGGCCTGTCACCGTTTTTGGTCGACCATTTTATTAAGGGCTATTTTGGCTATGCAGGGGCAACGACCATGATGGTGACCGACATGGCGCTACGGGCCGGCTTGGATATTCCGTATACGGCCACGCGTGAAGACCAGTTTAATATCGGTTACGGTAAATCAGCGAAAGACATTCCGGGCATGCCGCTGCGTAACGACCGGATGACGCAGGGGGTGGATGATTTCTATACCTTGGGAGGCGCGGCGCGGGAAGCTAAGGCCAGTGTGAATCGCTTCGAGGCATTGGGCAAGACCAAAGAAGCGCGGGAATTTAAGCGGCGGGAGGCCAATCTGGCCTTGGGGCGTGCGGATAACCGCCGGTTGTTATCTGACAGCGTGCAACGAGAAGTAAACCAAAAAACAGCAAAAATACACGATCTAACAGCGCAAAAGGACAAAATCATGGCGACGCCGAATGATAGAATATCGCCAGAAGCTAAGCGTGCGCGCCTCGAACGCATTGATGCACAGATAAAGCGGATTACCGAGAGCGCCTCTAGGACGTATAATCGGGTGTATCGTCCGTAAGAGGAACCCTCCACCAACGGACGCCAGCCATACCATTTTCTGTACGTTCTTCGTGGATAAGCTTATATCCCCTACGCTCCGCTTCGGTATAGATGGTGCGGAGCATTGTCTCCGTGTCTAAGCACGGGATGAAAAATGAGAAGCCAATCTCCAATTCATCCCACGCTAGTTTGAGCCTCAAACCTTGATACTCTGTCGGGTTAAACAAGGGCATGGTAGGCTTCTACGTCCCAATCATGGATGACCCTGTCCATTTCAAACGACGATAGGCACATGCGCAGTTCCTTCTGTGTCTCCAATGATAGGATAAACCCTTTATAGAAACCAACTTTTGCGGCGGTAACGGACATATCTGAAAAGCCATCTTCATGCATTTGATTTTCGATACGACTCCATAGGTCTTCTAATTTCGGGATAACGCCCATATATTTAGCTCCTTTACTTCTACTTTGATAGTTTGTGGTTTATTGTGTCGGGCTTTCATAAGCCGTAATCTATAGTCAATTCTTTGGTCAATAGACAGTTGGAACGGCATCGGCAGGCCTTCGGGTTTGGATTGAAACGTCCCTTCGGCTTTGGCCTGCACCATCTCCCGATAATTCGCCGCCCAGTTCTCGGCCTCGACTTTATCATAGTAAAACGTGTTCTTGACACGATGGTGTATTTTGGGGAGCCTACTGTGCTTGCCGCGTGCGTAGGACGCTACGGCTTCCAGAGTAATACCGGCCAGCTCGGCCATCTCTTTGCGGGTGATGGTGGTCATTGCTTCTCCCCACAAAACGGGCAAAAAGTAACCGTTACAGAGGGCGGATTTTTACGGATTTTAGTGTCAATCTTTTCTGTAGCGACACACAACTTATAGGTTAACTCCATGTCTTTTGAAAGAATAAACGCGCCGACCAAGCGTAAATTCATATCGGCTAATTTGACATTAATTTCTTCTGCGCAATTACACATAGTTTTTATAACCCCATCTCATCTAAAATTGTCTTGTCTAAAATAAGCGCCCGTACTGCGGGCGATGATGTCTGCGTGCCTTCGGCCATCTTCACTTGACCGGTGGTTATCAAAGCACCTTTGGTCTTGAGCTCCTCGACGGTGTCATTGAACGACACCCGCTTCTTGCTGCACCAACTGCGCAGGCTGGTAGTGGTGATATAAATCATTTTGGTATCGGTTTCAATGCGTATCATCAGCTCGCCACGCGGCATTTGTACCGCCGGGCGTAGGTCACCGGGGATATTCGACGGGCGCATGTCAATCACCAAGGTATGATTGCCGGCGTGCTCGTTGATAAATGTCCCGATGGTATTACCCGATATTTGCTCAGGCGTACGCACCTCGCTACGGGTGTCTGTGTTTTGTTTCATCAAGTAATCTACAATAGGCGCCAGCGGGATATCAATCAGGCCGAGCATGTTGCCAATCTCCCCACCCCATAAGGCTGTGGTTGTGAGCAATGAATAATAGCGCTCGGGGTTAAGGTAGCCCATGGCCAAATCAAACTCTTTCTGGATGGCCTTCAGACGCGTGAAGCACTCCTCCCGATGGTTGAGGATATACTGGACAATGATTTCCCCCGCATGCCCGTAGTTGTTCTGCAGGACATCAATAAACAGTCGGTCAGACTCTTCCTTGGTGATGCCGGTGATGGGCTCGACGCGCATCTCCAGCACCCGCATGACCTCGCCATCGGAGTTCATGCTGTTGGCTTTTAAGACGTCATGGATATTGGCGTTGCCCGAGGTAATGCACGGCACGCTCCAGGTGGTGTTATTGGCCCGCTCACGGTTGGCCGACGCCTCCATGCGGCCTTTGCCTCGGCCTTGGCTAATCGAGTACGCCAGGGTACCGACTTCTTCGGCGGTCATCTGGGTGATTTCATCCATGCAGAACACCACATTGTTCATCACACCCAGGCGATGCAGACGCATGTTCAGGGTGTCTTTCATCAGACTCATGCCCTTGTCGGGGTGACCCCAGGCGCTCAATGCCAAGCCTTGGGCGGCAGACTTACCGACACCCGATAGTGTGTTGGTCAAGTGCAGGATAGCGCCGCCGTGACCCAAGTATTTGAACATCGGGCAGCCCAAGCCTATCATTAAGGCAAATGCCCGTACCTCATTATCAGGCCCTGCGTAGCGCTGAGCGACCGATTGCCATGCCGCCAAGGTACCGACTTTGGTAAACTGGACAGAGGCTTGCAGGGTATCGTTGGAGGGCATTGAGTAATAGATGCCGTCTTTGCGAATCTCCCGGTTGCCGACAATGAAGCAGGTGTCATTGTCATGCCAACCGAACTGGACACGGATATTGTCGGCTTTGTCGATCTCTTGTAAGTAACTGCAAAACTCGGTGGTGTATTCCATCAGCATCTTCATTTTAAACGCATCTGCGGCCATGCCTTGTTTGGAGAAGTGCTCCCTGCATTTCTCCTTGGCGGTAATCTCGGATAACGGCGCGGAAAAGTCCTTAACACCGTCGTGGGGGCGTATCAGTTTCATGTGGACCAGCTCTCCCTCGTGCGGGTCAAGGCAGCGCCCTGACACGTAAAAGGTATGATTGTAGACGTGTTTGATGGCCATGGAGCCACCGTCGCCGTCTTTGTTAGGGATAAATTGTTTAACATAAATACCCGCCCGCGCGCCGGGTAAATACGGATAAACTATGGGGGGTAAGCCGCTGCGGGCAATGTCTTCATTGAGTGGGTGGACCTGCTCCGGGCGGGGGGTCCTATCGAGCAAAAAAGGGTAAGTGATATTCCCGTAATGAGGGCAGGCGGTGCAGAGCTCCGGACGATGCTCGCTTATCTTGGCGCAGGCATACGGCCCGTCGGTGCGCTCGGCCTTAAGCAAGGTGGCTTCGATTGAATAGTTGCTGTGCTGATAGGAGAGGTTATGCACCGCTTCCTGGCGTTGCTCGGTGAACTGCGGGATAGACATCACGCTCCACCAATGCATACCCGTTAAATCATCCTGATTGATATAAGCATTAGCCAACTGCACACAACCTGTTCCCTGCATCGACCGGGTAATCACCTGCCCGTATTGCTGGCCTTGGTGAGACATCAAGGCGCGGGTTAACGGAGAGAGTTTACTTACCGCCTGTGAAGTTAGATTCGTTCTAACTTTGGGATTATTCGGGATGGGTGCGCCGACGCTAAGCAAACTCCCCAGTACAGTCGGGTCGGTTGGTGTGCCAGTCTTGATAACGGCGACGAGTCGCAGTGGGTCGAACTTATGGTTAGTTGTTCCGGGAACCCGTAGAATGCGGGCGCTGTCTTTGGAAACACCGATGTCTTTAATGCTAAACCCGTGCTCCGTCGCTTTGCTTAGTAATGCCAGAACCAACGCCTTCCACTCAGGGATATCAATAGCCTGTGTTAGTGGCCAATAGATATGTGCACCACCACCGGAGTCTACCAGCGTAGGTGCAGGAAGCCCGGCAGCAGCGACGAATTTATCAAGCGCTTGTTTGGCATCCTTCTTGGTAGCATAGGCTGATTTGCCGCCGACGTCCAAATCAATCCATAAGGATTTAAGTTGGGCGACATTGGCTTGGGTGCGGCTGGTTTTGGTTTGGAAGCTGGCGACGGCGAAATAAATATCGTGGTCGGCGTAGTCGTTGGCGAACTCTACGAGCTCGGCATCAGTGGGGATAGCATCAATGAATTGTTGATTAACGAGGCCGTTCTTAATGAGGGTGAAACAGTACGGGCCGGTGTTGGGTAGGATGGAGCTGAGGAAATCATGTGGGTCCATTTTTGATGTGTCCCGAAGAGGAAAAAGGAGCGGCCTAAGCCGCTCGTTCTTGCCACTTTAAAGTGGCCTTTGCACTGCATAGCATCGCATCGCAACGCTAAGCTAGGCTAGGCATCGCATCGCTATGGAAGAAAAATTATATCACTCGTCGCCCCACTCCGATAGCAGCTCATCAATATTTGTCGAGGCGGGTTGCGGCGCGGCGTGGCTTTCACGGCGTATCGGCTCCGGAATGACTTCAGGGGCAGGCGCAGCGGCTGCGGCGGGGCGATTTCGAGTGACCCTTGTGCGTGCCGGAACGACGGGCTCTGGCTCAGGCACTGACGCAGCTGCGGGGGCAGGAGCTGGGCGAGGCTGGATAAAGGGCAATTCGGCAGCCGCCGGTTTCACCACCACCCCACCAAAGCTGTATGTGATAGCCTGGATAGTCTCCGGCAATTTGGAATATTCCTCAACCAGCAACAGCTCATCCGTCTCTAACGGTCTTAATGCCGCGAACAGTAATTTCGGGGTGGCGGCGTCCAAATCAAAGCGCAATTCAGTGACCACGGCGTCGATGTTGACGCCGTAACCACCCAAAAAGTTGGCGTACTGGCGCATGCCCATCTTGTCGGGGTCAGGCTTGCCCTTGCCACCAAACAGACTGGTCGCTGCCAGCGTCATTTCATAAACCTCACCATCTTCCAGGTTTTTCTCCAAGACCACCGCAATGCGGCGTTGGAAGCGGCAGGCTTTGGAATCACCTTGGCCTGAGCCTGCGATATTCTGTGGACAGGCGGCGCAGGTGGCTGCTTGAATCGCCGTCGCTGTTGCCATCGGCGTGATGCCGTCAGCACTGTAGCAGTCCGGTGCCACCGGGTCGGCATTCTCCTGATAGGCGGCTTTGTAATACTGCCGGGAAGTATGCTCGGCGACGCCAACAATGACCACGTTCAGTGCCCGTTCGGGGATGGAACCCACCTCCTGACCATTGATGACCTTGCGGAAGACCCCGCCCCGGATAGAGATACGGCGGTTTTCAAAACCACCCATCAAGGCTTTGGTGGCGGCAGACAGCTCTCTTTTTTGAAGATGGGCAGGGACGCCGCCGCCGTTTTTAAATATGCTTAAGTTGCTCATGGTGCTCTCTTATATAAAGTAATTATCAAAGTCCTCATACGATGGTTCTGGCATCGTAGCAGGGGGTGGGGTGCGCTTGCTCATCTTGGCAACAGACGGGGCAGGCTTGGTATAAACTCTTTCCTTCTTCGGTTCGCCGGGTTTGGCACGCGTTCTGATTGTTGGCGTCACACGGATATCAGGCAATGATTTGCGCTCAATGTACGCTTCGACTTCTTTGGCCGAGTATTTCACTTTGCCTTTGATATAGTGGCTGGTGAAGATGCCGGCTCGGCGCATATTATAACAAGACTGCCGGGATAACCCTAAAATTTCCCTGACTTCTTTTTCGGTTAAGAAAATGTCCGGTTCAGGAAGGTCCGGATGTAACAGTTCATTATTAGAATAATCGCTCATGGCTTACCTCTCCTAACCGTTATAGTAAACTTTCTGTCTACAACCACAGACGGGATAGGTTTGTCTGGGAAGTCTTTTATCCATGACTTAGCCGCGTTCTGGGCAAGCCTTTTCTCGACCAAATCAAACGCGTCATTGTCGTAGATGAATTGCTCTACAGCTGCCCAATCCGATACGAAGACTCGTTCTTTGATAGTCCTAAAGGCAGTGCCGGATTCTGTACGAACTGATTCAACGCCCAGTTCTTTACACAAATCAAGCAATGCGCTTTGGAGCATATCTTGTTTAGCGTCAAGCTCTGCTATCTGCGCTTCATAAGCCTTGGTGATTTCCGCTTTCTTGTTTCTGATTTTCAGATAGACGGATACTATCTTTTCTACATCGGGCATAGTCTTGTCCTGTTTAGTTGTTGACTGTGAGATTATTATACAGTTGTAAAGCTAGTTTGTCAACTCTTATCCCGCTCATCTTGTTTATTCAGCGCCTTGCCTACACTGTGTAGCACCCACATCATACCGATAGCGCCAATAAGCAGTACAATGGATATCAAATGTAACGTCTCACACATTTGCAATCTTCTCCAGGTGATGTAATTGCTTGGCGGACACATAGGTGTCATCGCCATATTTTTTATAATGCGCCCTCATACTACCGGTGAATTCGAGTTCCCAATCCGTGCTGGCGTTCATCTCAGCATCAGATAATAAATCATTAAAATCTTCTATTTCGCTTGCTGTCATTTTATTACCTCTTTAAATAATGCCAATAGAGTCGTTGCGGACATATTCTTTTTGTCCAACGCGTTCAATACTTTCTTCTCAACATCACTACCTATCAAATGGACAACAGTACATTGGTTGCGTTGTCCGGCGCGGTGCGTACGCCCATTCCCTTGTTGGTAAATTTCAAAGGACATGGGTACCCCGAACCATATTGTCGTATCCGCTTTTGTCAATGTCACACCGTGTGCCGCAGCTTGCGGCTGGATGATTAACACTTGCGGGTCGGGTTTGTTTTGGAAATCAGAGAAGATGACATCCCGCTTATTCATGGGGATTTTCCCGTGAATGGCCTCGCAAGTAATGCCTTCATCCTGCAGCATCCGCATGATTCGCTCGATGGAGTTCCTAAACTGCACAAACACTATCGTTTTGTTACGCGTCTCACGGATGATATCACACAGCTCTCTGAATCGGTTGGAGATATCAAACTCAATAATATCCCCACGTTCATCATAACAGTTGCCCGCTGAAATTTGCAACAACTTTCCAATCAGAACCGCTGCGTTCGCCGCAGTGACCGTTGTACCCGCAGCGAGAATCATCATTTCCTTTTTTAGAAGTTTGTAATACTTGTTTTGCTGTGCGGTCAGAGGTACTTCACGCGTCTCATATAATAGCTCAGGTAAATCCAAACATTCTGATTTAGTAAATCTAATTGCGGGTTGTAAAACTCTGTGTACTGTTCGCTCTGCATCGGGTTTATTTATCCACATAAACATATTGATTTTATACTGCACCATCTCCCTAAATGCACCATAAGACCGAGGCACTGATTTAGGGTCTATCATACGCGCCAGACCATAGGCATCACAAGGGCTCTGCGCAGCCGGTGTAGCGGTCATTAGCCAGCACCAGGTATCCGCTTTAATCAACTTGTTAATGAACTTGTGCTTGCGGGTTTGGACGTTCTTTATGTAGTTGCAGTTATGGACTAGCACATCCTCAACGATATAATCATGAGGGCCCGCTACTTCCAGATTCCAAACATCGCGAGGACATCCTTGTTGGATACGCGTAACACTGACCACCCTAAGTCCTGAAGCAACGCCTCTTTCTTCCTGTCTTGTTCTTGACGCTGTATTGTATTGTGGCTGTACCCGTCTACTTCTAAACAAATCATCTGTAAAGGGTCTGCGAAATCCAGCTTGTAGTGATAGGGATACCCGCTTCCACGCTTTTGTAATGTCTTTACAATATAGTTGTATTGGAAACTTTCTGGGAGTATTGAGCGCATTAGTAACTCTACTCTTGACATACCCGTACCATTGCCGCCCCGCACTCGCATGAACGGTTCCCGACTCCCCAACTCTACTGCCAGCGCACGCTGTTGTTGCTTGCGCTCTTCTGTATGGGGAATCCCCCTGAGAGGTGAGGGTTGGCCCCGATGCTTCTCCGCTGCTTTCTGTACGCCATCCATCATCCGCTTTCGCTCTGTTTGCCACACTAACTTTCTGGCGCAGGAACGGGAACAGGTTAATGCTGGACGATACCGCAACACTCTGTGGGGTACAAAATGCTCCCCTCCGCAGACCGGACACATAACTGTCTCCCCCATAACTTTTGCAGAGCGCGCTTGCGCCGTACATTTTGTGCTGCAATATTTTGCAGGGTTGGTTCTTAAGTAACTCTTTACCTTTCGATACTTTTTTCCGAAATGCCCGCACACCAAATCTACATAGTACGACTCTTTCCAACATGCGCGAGAACAATAGTGAGATGCCTTCTGGTTGGCAAACACCTTCTGCTCGAACGGCGTCCCGCAGGTGTGACAATTCTCTTGATGTAGTACATATTTCACCAAGGAGGTCTTTTGCGGCGACCCAACCATTTCGGGTTGAGAAAGGGTGCTCTTCTGTGCAGGTAATTTTGATACCATCTTCAAACTCGACTTCAACTATGTTGGATGATTGTTTATGAAACGTTTTGGTTACGGGTCTTGGCCCCCAACTTGTCTCTATTATATCACCTTCTACGATTTGTTCAATAGCTCTAAAACCAATAGGCGTAAGAACTCGTGTCCCAGCTACAAAGCACTCATCAATTATGATTAAATCAAAGTTACCTCGGTCCAAAGCGTCAATCACAATCTCGACGCCATCATAATTGATAAGTATAAACTCAGCTTTACTATTGATTATTGCCTCGCGTTTCTCCTTTGTGCCATGCGCCACATCAACAGACCGATGCATCACTGTCCTGAATATCTCCTGCTTCCATGCAGAATCGAGGATGCTAAGCGGCGCGATAACCAATACACGCCGTATAGCACCTATACTTAGTAGGTAGTCGGCAGCCCAGATAGCGCTTTTCGTTTTGCCAATTCCTAATTCGCCAAAGTTATACGCCCGCCTATTCAAGGTCAAAAACGAAGCGATACTGCGCTGATGCGAAAAGGGTTTATGGAGTCCAGGCCACCCATACCGAGTCTCAATGGGCGACGGTACCGTAAAGCCCATGTTTTTTAATATGTGAACATTCCCCAGATTAAAGGGGATGAGCACTTTGCCATTGTCTATCTTGTACTTGTCTATTACTGTTGTAATGTCGTCAGGGCTATCCGTGGTGACGGATAACACCTTATCATGTATTATCTCAATCATGCTCCGTCAGCGCCTCAAGTAGCGGCGGCTTGCTCAGGGACTTGTCTATGGTCCAGTTGCGCAGCTTATTACGACAAACGCGCCGTTCTGCCATGCGCAGGCGGAGTGCAAAATGCGTTAAAGCATCGGTGTGGCGCTCGATTAAAGAGGGCGGGAGCCCCGCTTCCTCTGCCAGTGATATCACTGACTTGGTTGATATTTGCATGTTACTTCCTCTTTGCAGTGTGATTTGAATTACGTGGGAATGACCGGTTCTGTGACGGCGTCTGTAGCCTGAGATTGCTCTTGGCGTTGCCGGCTTCGGTGCCCTTAATATGGTCAATATCCTTACCTTTTCTAGGGATATCGAGTTTATCGTACAATTGTCTAGCCTGCTGCCGTTTCTTGCGTGCGGCCACGGCTTTGGGGTTTTTCTTTTCGACCTGGGCCTCGTGTGACGGGTCGCGGTCATTCATGTCTTTGTACGGCATCTGCCTTCTCCTCAGTAATTATTTCACGTATTTCTTTAGCCATTGTTTCAAGCATATCGGGTAGTTGGACTACTACATCCGGATGTTCCGACTGTAGTGAGAAACCACTGCCCAACACGCCATTAATTATAATAACAATGGCGGCTTGCGCATCGGTTCTTTCTCGCGCCACCGTACAAATATCATCGTATTTGCCGGGGCCGTTTGTGGGTAGTTCATTCATTCTAACTCCAATCGTTTCTCGATATGCCCCAAGCGCCCATCGAAAGTATCCAGACGATAGTTGATTTGAGCTAAATCAAGGTGTAGTAATGCCGTTGACCTCTCAAGTGAGGACACACGGTGTATGATATCTTTCACGTCCTCTGCGGTACGCTCGCCGGTCTTGCGGATAGCTTTCAGATGCTCCAGCGTTAAGTACGCTACCTCTTCCTCACTCACTATATTCTCCGTTATGTACACAGGTATGTACCGCACACCAGCGCTTGCAGAAATTGTTCTGCGTTGGATTCCACACGTTACTTTCGTACGCCGCTTTCAGGCGTTTTAAGTCCTGATTCAGATGCGCAAACACTGTAAACCGACTGGCAAAATCATACTCTGCTTTGACAATTTGTCCAGCCTTGACGAACAACAGCATGCTTTTGACCGTTTTGACCTTCGGGAAATGCAGAAAAATAAGCGCCGCCAGTAATGCCAACTGGGTGGTGTCGGCATAGGCTGCACTCTTACCGGTCTTAAAATCGACCAGGTAAGCTTTCTCATTATCGTGGTCAACGGAAATAAAATCACTGACGCCCCGATACCAGCAGCTTGAATCCCAGTAATCACAATGGACAAACGCCCAATCTTTGATAGCTATGCCCATCTGTAGCTCGACATATTTTTTGCCCGGCAACGCTATTAGCTTATCCAGGTAGCTCTGCATGAACGCAAACTCGGCAGGCAAGGGCATGTTGGACTTGATGTAAAACTCCGCCGCGCTGTGCAGGGCTTTGCCGTACTTAATCGCATCGGTCTCTATGAACGGTACGCTTTTACGTACGCGATGCTCGTAGAATTGCAACGGGCATACTTGAAATTGGCTTAGCCCCGAATAACTCCACGGCAACATTTTTGACATTTGATTCTCCTAAAAATAGGGTGCCGTGCCTAAAAGGCACGGCCTTTGCTTCGCTGTGCTATGCTAAGCTTGGCACTGCAAGGCATCGCACTGCATCGCAGTGGTACAATACCGCACTAACCACTCGTTGGAATGGCTAGTACGCTATTATTAAAATAGCCTTTGCATTGCTCCGCATGGCTTCGCATAGCAAGGCACAGCAGCGCTTTGGTAAATTAATTACCGCACTAAGCCCTCGTGAGAAGACTCAGTACCCTAATTAATTAGGCTTTGCATTGCTCCGCAGAGCATAGCTAGGCACGGCATCGCTCAGCATCGCAGTGCACGGCTAAGCATTGCATAGCTTTGACTCACATAAATTAACCCCCTCTATAAATTTCATATATAATATTATACACCCCCTAATTTAATACGCAACCTTATATATGAATAAAAAATATGTTTCTCTGCTGGTTAAGGTTCAGACACACAAAAACCTTAAGCAGCTATCATTAGATTTGGGACTCCCCCTAACACAACTCATTGATTTGCTATTGAAAGAGTATCAGGAGAATCGAGATGCTCCCAAATCGCCTGTTTGATTTCCGAAACCGCGTAGAAATTAAGATAACAGGAGATTTCCTCATCGAAATGGTAGATATACAAAATATTCAAGCCAATCTTGGGGTCGATATTATAAAAAATACTTAACTCAATACTGTGAAAACTAATCTCTATTTCATTCACGTGGTCGCCTCTGTGAGCCTAAATGATAGTTAGAATTTTCGCGGATGCCTTGGCGTCTAAGCCAAATCTCCGCTCCAGTTTTCATGCCAAAGCCGTGTAGCCAACAATACAGACACTGCCTAACAATCGAAAAGAGTTCGGCCATAATGAAACTCAACCTCCAAGGGAATATCCGGCATCCAGTCCGGCGGCTGGCACATGATTTCTTCTAAAATCTGCTTCGCCTCCTCTACACCCCCCTCCGGCACCAGGACATAGGCGGCGTCGTGAATCAATAATACAATAGGGTAATGCTTATTGATTTTGGGTAGCGCCTCAGCAAAGATACAGCGTGCAGTTGCCTGAGTAATATTGTTAAAACACTTACCGCTGTACAATCTATCCCAACTGCTTCTAATTTTGTATTTATATTCCCGCTTCCGGGTCTGCGCATCTTCAGAATACTGTAGCTCAGGGTATTTTAAATACAGTCCTGACGGTAGCCGGATACCCTTGCGCCCTTCGACCTTGATTAAATTATCGGTTAGTATCATCCCCTCACCGCCTGTGGTTAATAACTTAATAGCGTTACCACACGCCGACCATGCTGCTCTCACACCGGGGTGGTTGTCTCGGTAAAATTCCACTATCCGTTTACTTTCGACGATGCCCACATCCAAACCTATACCCGAGAGAATAGCCGCTTGCAGCTTCGCCGCGCCCACCCCAAAAACCAATGACAGACAGTTATGGACTAACACGTTAGACACCGTGAAGCGATGCCTAGGGCCGGCGTTTAATATGTCATAGACTCTAACTTTCTTTTTATCCCCCGCCAATTCTTGCATTTCTTCGCCACTGAGTCCCATGCGGTCTGGATAATTTGTTCCCCCGTTAAACCCTGCTGAACATACTTGCAGGTTACTCTCAGTGCGTAAGGGGATTCTGCCCAGTCCGCTACCAGAAGCATTTCCTCTCGCCACGAAATCCACATCGTATTTCGACGATTGCTGGTCTGTACCTTGCGGGACACCATACGCAAGTTCCCTACTGCATAGTGTCCATTGTTGTCGATTCGGTCCACCTCCAACCCGGAATCCCAGAGAGGCAACGTTTTGATATACTCTACACACTCTTTCGTTGAGCCAAACAAAAACTGAATCCCTCGTCCTCCGTAATTGGCGTAGCCTTTGTCCATAGGATTGCAGCATCTTTGTTGCATAGCTGTTGCCCGTTTTTGTATAAGCTCCGTAACCTTGTCCCAGACAATCAGATGACCTTGCCTTTGGTGCCGAGTTCGTGTTGCACAAGGCTTGCATCGTCTGGACTGCCCTCTGATAATGGCCTCTACATACGCCCACTGCTCTCTGCCACAAACGCAGCGCACATGTATCTTTATGCTCCCCGATTTCACTGTTTGTTGTATCTCGGTACTGATTATCTCCCATGAATTTAAGCGGGCGCCTATCATCTCCGGTAGTAGCGAGACGCGCTGATAAATTGGCGGCATCCCCGAACTGGCGGGTCTCACCAGTTTGCGTAAATATAATATGGTCGGTAGTGGCTGTAAGTCCTTGGTATGTGATGACATCTCTCTCCCCTTGGTAAATGACCCCATCATGTGAGACCCATTCTACCCCATCCCATACTCTATCGTCTACCAAAATGTTTTCTATAGGCACTAAACCCCTTGGGGTAAGGACAAGCTGTCCTTCTGCGATACAGGAGGTCTTGGCAATAAAGCGCTGGTCTTCTGTGACCTCATCATAGGCAACACCCAGTACCTCTGAGGCGAAGACTTTATACAAGTCCAGCCCGCCTGCCAGGATATCCAGTTTCTCCCACTCCGACGACAGCCAGAGGCCCACGCGCAGTTCGATTTGTTTTAAGTCCGCGCCCAGAATAACATAACCCTCGGGGGCCTTGAACGCTCGCTTTAACGGCGACTTACGCGGGAAATTCTGGACATTGATTTTATCTGCCCCCGCCCAGCGCCCTGTCGCGGCACTGTAATACTTCAGCGGGAAAGGACAACACCTGTTCCTTTCTGCAATGCCAATAACCCTTTCACATCGCGTTTCTTCAAGCGTTGATTTAACACCCAACCGAGCAGCAACAATAGTTTGTACCATAAGGTTATCAGAGTCAAGTAATGCTTTGAAGCCCTCGTCTGTTTTAGCGAACGCATAGGCCGGCTTACCGGTAGTCGGCGACAGCTTCATTGGCGGCTCCACGCCACAGTCTATCAGCAGTTGCGCCAATTTGACGTTGGACATCAGCTCTTTTCGAGAGACAATGACCTTGTCCATGAGCGCTTGTTTTTTAGCTTGCACGTCGGCAAGGTGTGCGGTCAGCACGGCTTTATCCAATTCCAACAACGGTCGTGTGGCCATCTTCAGGGTGATATCAATAATGTCTAATTCAGATTTAGTAAAGTGCGGCAGTAGTTTGTAAAACAATTTGTACGTTAGCTCGGTGTCGTTCTTGCAGTACTCACCATAGCGCGCTAGTTCTTCAGTAGTAAAGTCTTGTTTACGTTTACCCAAGGCATTGATGACCTCAGTGCCCTTGACACCCAGCTGGTAATGCTCAGCCAGCTTGGCCAGACTGCCCCCGACCTCGATGCCATGGATTGCTCTTGACATACTTAGCGTGTCGATGAGCTTCTTAGGGTGGATACCGAAGCGCAGGCCAAGGATGCTTGAGTCGAATAGACTATTGTGGTTTACTAATGCAATATCATCCCAATCAAATTGGTTTAGGTATGCTTTCGTCTCATCAAATGTTCCGGAGAACCATTGTGCGGGCTCGTTGTTAATCTTGGTGGATACACCGATAACCTCGAAGCGGTCATCTGTTATATATTGCTCGGTCGTCAGCTTACTTAGGGAATAATCTTTTGCATAAAAAGTTTCTGCGTCCAGAGTTAGTAGTTGCATTTCATTATCTCTTGTAGTATGAGGGGAAAAGCGTGTATGTTGTCGGCGTTAACCACCAAAGCCACGCCGCCTGCGGCGTTGATTAAGTCAAGTTCACGTTGTTGCAGCAGCGTCGGCAGCTTGCGCCCGGCCTTGGCTTCGATGGCTATGAAATGCCCATTAAGGCAGCATATATAGTCTGGAACGCCTACTTTACAAGTAAACCCGGGCGCTGGCATGAAATAATATACCCCATACTCAGCCAGTATAGCTTTGATTTGCTTTTTGATTCGCCCTTCGGGCGTTAAATAGGACATAAGACACCTTATAATTAGTTACTGGAAAACACTCTCGTCAGAGAGTGTAGACCACTAATTAATTAGTCTTTGCTTTGCAGCGCATCGCTAAGCTAGGCTAAGCAGGGCAAGGCAGCGCTTAGGGTTCATATAATACCCTCACCCGTCGTAATGGTCAAGGTTTCGATTAAAGAACTGCTCATTTACAATAAAGAAATCATCCATGCGCTCAAAAGAACGCATCATTACTTTCTGCCTTAAAATATCGTTATATCCCGTCCAATGCCGTAAGTCATAGCGGGTTCTGAAGCAGCCGAGGCAGATGCCCCGGGCTTCGTCGAAGTGGCAGAATAGGGACTCACAAGGGGTGGATATCCGATACGTCGCCATCTAATTTACTCTCGCAGGTCTCGTTAGGGTGCCGCCTGAGGGACAGTGCATACGAAAAAACTGTGTTAGGCGGGTCAATTTTCATCGTCATAAAGCGCAGGCAGCTGGCCTTCTCAGGGCATCCGTCACCGTAGCAGCGGGTGAAATCAGAATTAAGTGGTTTCATGAAAGGGCCTTAATAAAAATCAAAATATCCTCAATGGTAGGATTATGGCCGGGTGAGAGTTCGCAGCAAATGAACACAGATGGCGTTAGTTTAACACCAATATCGGCCACCGTATCACCGACCTCGGCTAATTTTAACATCGCTAGATTACCCATCACCAACGGTGTAAGCGGGTCATCCAGCGCAAGGGAGATAAGGTCAAGCCGTGTGTAGCTGTAGATATCTCCCTTGGAATTGACGTGGATACGCAGTGTCATGGCCGCAACCTCGTCAAGTCGAAGTCATCGGGGAAGTAGAGGAAGTACAAGTCACCGCCCAGATTCCTGCCGACTCCGATGACCTCATCCTCCTCGGGCGCTATACGAAGCATTGCGATACGGTCAGTGATTTCCGACGACAGTTCATCGACAGATATTTCTACTGAGCCTGATACAGTAGGCGACCTTACTTGTACCCTACGGAAAGGGGTACCCGTCAAAGGTTCAAACTCTTGTGATACATAAACTTTTTTCATAGCTCCAACCCTTTTATCCCATAATCGTCAGGAAGATGGACGGCGAACTTGTGCTCGTCCACCCGTTTTCCAATGTCCGGCACGGTGTCGCCTATCGCAACCAGCCTGAGCATGGCGACCTTCTCAGCGACCAGCTCAGGTAAACTATAGGCATTGACCGTTACTGTGCTTAAGGAATTGGCGATGGGGTAATGCGGGGAGCAATACAGCATCGACCAAGTATACATAGTAGGATTATAAATCACGGCCAGGTGTTTCATGACTGAGTCTCCCACGTAGTGGGGGATGAAGCCTTCACAGCTTCACCCTGATAAAGCTCCCGAACGGCGGTTGGTGGTGGTCACTACCGTTGCATATCACCCACAGCACCGGATAGTTGGGGGGTAGTTGCGGGTACTCAATGAAGCCATCAGTAATGTGGATACACACTAACGGGTCGAGCTTGTTGTCTTTGATATACTCGAACACTTCGACGCAGCTCGAACCGCCGCCACCCGCAGGTTTCGTGGACGTTGCAATGCTCTCATAGTCGCCCTCGAAATAGGTTTCATGTGAAACGACGCGAGTGTCCCAATATAAAAGGTCAACTCGTTCGGGCGTGGTGTTATTACAGATGCCAACTAATTCAGACAGCGCCGCAGTGATGGCTTCGCCCGATATCGAGCCGCTCGTGTCGATACCCACGACGATATTGCCAATAGACTCACTGATTTGGCTGGGTAAATACAAGTCCATGGCCATAAAACGGCGGTTAGGGCGTGCCCAAGTGCTGTCCCCACGACCGGCTGTTACGGTACTTACATAGTCCCGGAGCTGGTCGCGCCAGTCGACCTTAGGCTCCAGCAAGGCATTGAAGCCACGGGAGACATCGCCACCGAGCTTTCCGCTCATAAAAACGCCTTGGCGTATGGCATTGTCAATCTCCTTGGCCAAGGCTTGGCGCTCTTCTTCAGGCAAGGCTTGGGCGTCTTCCCATTGATGGTCGTCCATCGGCTCGCCCTTGCCGCCTTGGCCCCCATTGGCTTTGTCTTGCTTGAGTAATTCAAACACCTGTTTCGTGTCCATGCCCCGATACTTCTCGTCCAGGCAGGGGTTAGGGGGCAGAGCTATCTCAACCCCGCGTGGGTCAAGGTCATAGATTTCAAGATTTATAACATAATCACAAGCCATGTTCGCCAGCTTGGCATCCTCTTTGTACAGCTCTTGCCATAAAAAGAGATGTTGGTAAGCTTTGTGCCCTGCCTCGTGCAGCACCAAGCCCCGCAGTTGCTGCTCGGTGAGAGAGTCCACGAACTGTGGATTATAAGTTACATCACGACCATTGGTGCCCGCCGTGGGCAGCGCATCCGATATGTCCACGTCGCCCACCATAACAATACCTGAGTAATGCATAGTGGGTTTGTGCCCCATCAGCCAAATATGTTGCTTAGTTATTCTGTCTGCTGTTGATAAGCTCATGGCGTTGTTCTCCCAAAATCTTCAACGGTTTCAAAGTCATCCGCTGTTAAAGTGTGCCCTTCCGGGAGCCTGATATCATCAAGCATACGGTCAATCTCTTGCGGCGTAAGCTTAAATGTTTCGAGGATAGCGCGCAGGTCCTCTTCTTTCATTGTAATTATCATGTTATGTCTCCTACCAAGGTTATAACCGTTATAACCTTGGCTATAAGGTATTAAGAGAAGAGAAAACCTAAACGAACGGCCAGCTCGGTAAATTTCCGATTGGTGACCGCGATGGGTCGCTTCGGGCTATTGGAACTCATGATGCCCCGCATAAACAAAGCAATCGCCTCGCGGGGTAGCCGGTCCAGGTAAATCAATACATTGTCCATGTTCTCTTTGGTGCAGTTACCGATGAGCTTGCTGACAATGAGACAGAGGGACGCCCCGGATTTACTTATTTTGGCTGTCTCGGGACTGGCGGCGATGGAGGCGAAGGTGGGTAGGCTATTATCAAGTTTTAAAATCATAAGTATGTCTTGAGCTGCTCTTTCGCCAACTGCACCTTGTAGCAGGTGTACCAGCACATCTTCGTTCAGTGCTGAGCAGGCATGGAGAATATCACTGGCACGCTCCAGACTTCGTGGCGTCACGAATGCTCTGCGTGGGCTGCGAGGGTCATAAATATACGAGTTCTGTTCGGGTTTTTCATAGTCCTGGAAACTCGCGAACATCTCCGGAAATTCTAAAACCGTTGCAATGGCAACGGGGTGAACACCGTTATGCTCCGCAAAATTCATGCGCCAGTCCATCGGGCTTGGTTTAGCCATTCGTACGGTTACGATACGATTTCGAGCATGCGCTGGCATGTTATCCCCCAGCCCTTCTGCGGTCAGGTTGGTCGTCGCGAAGACGATAGAGCCCTCAGGCAAAGCATGTGTGCCTATCTTGCGCTCCAACATCACCCTAAGGCACGAGTTCATGACAGATTTCGACGCCTTACCCAACTCATCCAGCATGACTATCAGTGGCTTGCCATGTTGCAAGCCCCATTCAGAGTTGGGCACGAACTCGGACACGGGTGTGCCATCAATGGTCGTGATGCGGGGGATAAGCAAATCACCGGTATCTTTGGTTGATATGTCCACATAAGCGGCGACATGGTTGGGGTGGAGCTTGGCCAGCTCCTTGAGAATAGAACTCTTACCTGTTCCCGTTTCACCTTCAACGAGGACAGTAACTTTGTGGCCAATCAGACTGATGCTATTGATAACTTCAGTCATTGGGATGGATTCGTAGGGTTTTTTTATTGCGCTCATTTTAAACTCTCATTATTTACTGTCAGTGTTTCGGCACCGACGAGACCGTTTCATTACTGGTGCATCGGCACCAACGAGACCTCCCTCCAAACTAGAATGGAGAAATTCTTTACATATAGCAGCGGCGAACGCCGTATACACTGCTATTGCTTCTTCTTTCGTAGGGTATACGCCTAAGTACCGTAATTTTTTGTTGTAGTGGATATGCGCCTCCCATTTATCTAGGCGGGCATGATAATAGACACCTTTATGCCCAGATATATTGTTCTTATATACACCACTATGTCTTATATTTTGGCTACGCGTAGCCTCTCTAAGATTACACAACCTATTATCAGCTTTGATACCATTTATATGGTCGATATCAGATGGAGGCCACTTGTTGTATACATAAAGCCAGACAATCCTATGCAGCTTATATGTTTTGCCATATAAGATAATACTTCGATACCCCTTCTTCTCTGTAAATCCAGCAACACTCCCCGGCTTCATCCAATTGGCTCTTGGCCTAATCCAGACAAACTCTCCGGTTTCAGGAGCATAAGACAAATGGTATTTTAGGATTTCTTGGGTAAGCATGTGAACCTCTGAACGTAGGTTAGGAACGAAAGGATGTGTGGCGACGGGTGTTCATGCCGGTTTCGAGGTATCCCTCTAGCCACAGTTACCTATTCTACAGATACCCCTAGAACTTGTCAAGTATCGAATCTACAGAAGACTTGAGGAGAGTGCGCTGGTAATCTGAATTTCTAACATCCGTCACATCAAGCCCATTCATGGCACTCTCCAACGCTTGGCGCATGGATTCCAATTTCGTATCGCCGTTTATGTTTAAGTGACTTAGAAGTGTACATAGCTCCTTCGCTCCGTCGAACGTGCTACCTACTATGATACCACGTTTGCCGCCCTCAATCTTTAAGCCATTAGACAAGCGGGTCAGGCTGTCATACAGACGGTCCCAGACAGACTGCATCGCATTGCTGAGGCTGTCATTATACATGGTTTGGTACTGCTCTTGCAACTCCCGCAAGCCTTGGTTATTGATGTCCAATCTGAAATCCCCTACTTCGGGCAGTGGCATATAGCTTACGGTCAAGCCGAACTTGCCCCGGATATTTTCCAAAGTCGGATAATCCTCGTGGTTGTACAAGTCGCCCAAGGTGTACTGGGCATAGGCTATCTTATGCGGGTAGTCCAGCAGGAACGCTTCGACCTCTTGAGTGTACAGTTTCTCGAAGCGCGCCATCTCTTTTTTGTAATCGAAGAATAACGCTGTCGGCAGCAGGCGGGGCCCCATATCAGACCATGGCGTGGTGACGTTGTTATGATAGGCCCGTGCTGCACTGCCCAGCTTCTGTAAATTAGACAGCGCCGAGTCACCGGCTAATAGATTTTTATTGTAATTGCCTGAGCGTGTGGTAGTATTGTTCTCGATATCAATATCGACCGACACTTTCTTGTCCAACTTACGCGCTGTCCACTGTGTAACGGTAAGGTTTACTAACATCGCACTTGATGACAGGGTAGCAACATTGGAAACAGGTGTTTTAAAATTTACTATGTTTGACATTTCGTTCTCTCTTATTACTCACTGACCCCTATTATAATAGGATGGGGTCGTACTCCTTATTGCAGTCACTCCCCTAAGGGCGAGTGACGTTAGAATCAATCTAACTTTACACTCGCTTGGACATGATAATGTAGGTCGCATTATCCACTTCAAAATACCCGAAGCCCAAGCCATCTTCAATTATATGCAGCTCGGTGGCCAGCGAGCTGCCTTTTGCTACTTTGCTCCACACTTCCAGCCCCGCATAGGCCTCATGCAGGTAGCGCCACTCAAACTGCATAGAGTAGGTTGGCTTGATAACCGGACCCTTTGCAATCAGTTCGAGTAGTTTATCAAAGCTTGGATACCGTTGGCAATCTATCGGATGGAAGAACTCTATCACACCGGCACACTCTAACGTGTACTGGTTGGGATACATGCCCTGCTTGATTTCAACCGGCATATTGGGCGGCACTTTGCCACACTTGGACAGGAACGCCTTGATGGATTCACGTGGAACCATAATGTTATTAACATGGGCATCCTCCTCCCCTGCCGGGAAGTAATAGGGCTCATCGAACATCACCCTGGCCAAGCGATGGCCATCGCTGGCAACCACATACCTGGATGTCACGTTGACGCCATTCAAGTAATAGCGCACATCCTTTACAGCGCTAGCGGTCATCATTAGTTTTAGGTCTTTGATTTTCATTTCATTCTCCTGACGTGATGGCTTGTTCGTAGGCTTGCCTCTCCATATACTTTTCACGGATAGCACGGCCACGGGCTTCCGGCATTTGGTTCTCGTAATCCTCTGTAGCCTGTCTGCCGTACTCTTGCATCTGCTCAAACTGTTGGGTCTGTTGGATTTGTTGCAAGACTTGCAGCTGTTGCTGGTCGGTGTACTCATCCGCTTTTACATAATAAGTGACGAGGGATGCCACAAGCGTGGCGACAATTGTTACTGATTTCATTATGGTATCTCGGTAAGGTTAGAAAAGTTATAACTCGCCCTTAGGGGAGTGATGGGAGGTCGTGCAGCGATAGTCTTAACGGTATGGACACGGTTAAGTTAGCTGTCCTGCACTGCCCGGTCGTTACAATGCCACGAGTCCGGTAGGCTTTACTCTAAATCTGAATTTTTAAGTCAGGCATATTATAGCATTAGTAAAGCTAGTTTGTCGAGTCTAGGTTTACTACCTAATTTTCACATAGTCCTCAGATACATGTCGGTTGAATGTCTCCATATCATACCAATAACAACCCACGCATGAGCCCGTATAGTGCGTAGTTCCTATGTATTGTGGGACACTGTATCCTAGTCGAGTTGCATCAAAGCGTATTCTGGTTTCTTTACATACATTACAATGTCGGCGTTTGGCTACATTAGCACTCTTATGTAAGGGCTGAAAATCATCCAATGTTTGATTATCGTGCAAGCTATAGTCATCTTTGCGCCCATCTTTATGGTCTATCTCGATAGTCTTGCCTTTAATAGCCAACACTCTACAATTAGCATTCTTGTAAGCGTCGATGATAGCAGTATCAATTTTGTTAGTGAAATTATTCTTGGCAAAGCCGACAAGCTGTACCGACACTATCCTGCCCCCTGCCAGCCGCCTATGGATGTTAAACTTGGAACCGAGTACACCATCGGAGCGGCACCAGCTACCTCCATTACTGCCTACCTCTTGTTGCAGGCCGACCGCAATAAGTGTGGGCAATTCTACAATATCAGAAAATCCCGTAAGGTAATCAACATGTGCTATCTCACAGAACAGGTGTGCTTGTGTCCCAGGACGGAACGGATTACTATTTTCCATAATCTTTCAATGACCCCATAATGAGTTGTTTAGGTAGGAAGTTCCAGCAATAATAACTACTGCTAAAAGTAATTTTGTTTTGCGAGTTGTCTTGATTATCAAACTTCATGCGCTCATTAAACATTAGCAATTGTAAATCCTTATCCTTAAATAATTGTTTTGGAGCGGCGTCGTTAAGCCAAGTATTGCTCATGATTAAAGCAAAAGGCTTATTGAAACTTAATGCGCGCTCAAAAATTTTGCGCTTCCCTGTAAAAGGCGGGTTGGAAATCATAATGTCCCATTTTTTAGGCTCGTATTTATAAAAGTCTTGACCTTGGCTTATATGCGAGTACACTACTTCAAACCCCGCTTGTTTTAACTGAATAACAAATTGACTTGCCTCAGTATCGAACGGGCACCATACAATAGACCCTTCCGGAATATATTGAATAATAGGTTTTACTGCGTAGTCCGGCGTGTAACACTCATCGTTTTTACCTTGCTTGCCGTACAATACATCTCTTGATTTCATAAATCGTCCATAGTGGGTTGGAAAATTTTCCCCGATGGGAGGGGTGGTCTGAGTCCATTGGGCGTAAGCTATGGCTTCGATTGCGTCGTTATTCATTGGTATGTCCTAAGTAGCTTGAAAAGTTAGAATGTTTCTAACCTTGCCGAAGTCGGCAAAGTGTCTGGCATCCCTTCGGGAAGGGATGCCAAACTGTGAGATACATTCTACAGGACTACAAGTAGTTTGTCAAGTGCTGCTTTACTACTTGAATTTAGATAGCGGGTTATGTAACTGTGCGTTAATGTAGTCCACGCCTTTTTTCAGTTGTATGCCGTTGTCATTGAAGAGTAAATCATTCACTTGGCAGTCCAATAAAAAGACTTCGAACGGTGCGTGATTGATTTCATTCCATTTTTGGTATGCAAAGCATTTAGCTTCGATAGGGCTGTAGACGCCCGTCATGCGGTATTTAAAGCCCATTAACTAACTCCTTCAACGCTTTTTTATGCTGGTCTTTGATTAGGCTTAATACTTGTTCATTCCTCTGTGTACCGGGTGGGATAGCCAGATAGGACACCTGTTCCTCCATGATAATGCGGCGGGTGATGTCAATTAAATCACTGATGATTTGCACGGTCTCAGGTGTAGCAGACTCGGCCCACTCATGCTGCCGCTGCCAGAACTCACGCGCGCGGGTGAGCGTCGATAAATCAAGCCCATCCCTTTCTCGGACGATGCCCCACGGTGTCTCGACGGGGTTAGGTAGGGCTAGCTCATGCGCGAGGCCAGCCGTTGTCAACTGCGATTCATAGTAAGCTTGGCGCTCTTCAGGTGTTTTGTCGTTGACATGAACATCGTTGGCATACTTGGGTAGTATTTTGGTGATGAAATACTCAGGCCTGTTTAGGTTCCATTGTGCGAGTCGGGCGATGCATTCGTTCTGTTTGATTGTTTCTATTATGGATATTGTCATTTGAGTTCCGTGAACTGTTTGAAGTGATGAGCAATACTTCCCGCTGCGTGCCAAGACCCATCCGTATCTATGTCCGGTGTCATACCATCTTGTGAATGATAGACCTTGCCCGGTGCCCAAGGTGCACGTTTTATCAACTCTTCTAGCTCTGACGAGGGCGGCATTTGGTAAGCTGGACACTTCCAGCTGTTATATACGACAGCGGTGGGTGTTGGCTTAGGCTCAATATCGGCGCTTTCTTGTGTCCGGTACTCAAGGGGGCTGTCTTTACCGTGTATCTTTTTGTATAAATCAAGACAATCGTCACAAGGGCAGGTTGAGAGACGCTCTTTTACAGGATGGTTTTGGTAGTCGATGGACTCGGGACCTGTTCCCCGTGATAATAAATCAATGTGTGGCTTGCTCATTGTGGCTTGCTCATTGTGCGCGCTCCTGCATTTTTTGTGCAAACAATGCCATCCCATGACGGTCTTCTTGTTGCGTACGCGTATGTGATGGCACTTTTGCTGCATGGAACTCATCCCACGTTTTGCAGGCTATCAGATTTATGTCGGGTGGACGCTTGGCGGTGCGGTCGTGATGCGCAGGAGGGGGCGTCCATTTCAACCATTCGACCATACTGTCGCTAATTGACTTTAATGCTTCTTCACCTTCTAACCCCCATTCGGATAAAATGCGCAATCCCTCGATCACTTTGTATCGCCCCATTGCGCCAGGATAGTGATGCGTGACGATTGCACACAACTCTTGGTAACGTTTTAATTGCTCGGGGTCGGTGATTGGCTCAAAGTCCTTTATTATTGCGCCGTCGTTATCGTACTTTTTCGGTATGGGTTTGATTTCGACTTTGTTGGGGGCAACGGATTCTTTATTAAATATAGCATGGTGCACATCCTCACGTAACTGACCATTATCAGATAACTTACCATTGAGAGGGCTGTTTGGGTCAGCACAATGTGGGTGTACACTCTGATTTATCCCATTATCTATAGCCGACGAATACGGATTGCTCTTCTGTCTCTTACTTAGCTTCATAATTATTGCTCCAATAGTTTCGTAGCTTCAGCATACTGCGCATTTATAGTAGCAAGCTCGCTGGTTTTACTAGCTAGCATTGCGCGCGCGCTCTGTAATTCGATAGCAATATTGTACTCGATCTGTTCCCACGCTTGCAGCTTAGCCTCCCAACGGGTGATTATATCACCTAATCGTTTTACCTCGGTGTCATAGGCTTTAATATCGCTGGTGATAGTCGTCACCTCTTTGAAAAGAGAATCTCTGTGTAAAGCCAATTCAAGCACCTTATCTCGTACCTCGGCATCCCTGAGGGGTCTGACCACCACATCAATTTTACTCTTTATCTTAAGCCGCTCGGACTCCATCTTTTTGCGGTCTTTCCATCCGAGGGGTTGTATGTCTACTGCGCTCATCTGTGATATCTCATAGTGTTAAAGGAATGGTTAGAATACGTCTAACTTTAAATAATGTCAATAACTAATCTGTATTATTTTGTGACTTAATGTGGGTGTTGTTGATTTTACCCTTTCGTGTTAGCTCCTCTATTACTTGTGTATGATGTGCTATGGCGTCAGCCTCAGAAAAGAACACTTGCTTTTCTTGGTACGGAATAGCCACTACCCATTTGTTTTGCACTTTGTTAAAGGTCGTTTTCGTGATGCATTTGTCCTGATTGTATTTTGTGGATTCACGGAGCTGGCGTTTTTCTCGGGCAATTCGCTCTTTGCGCATCTTGTCAGATAGCGCTTTACGCTTATTTTCAGCGGATAATGCCTTGAACGTTCGCTCTTGTTGTTTGAGTTTGGCATATTTCTTGTCATATTTGCGCTGTGCTGCGATTAGCATTTCTTGTGTTGGCATGATTGGAGGTAAATCAGGACGGATATTGTCCCAGGTTAGGTTGAGTGTGTTGCCATCACGGAACACGGGCGGTGCAGGGCGCCCATCTAGCATTGTAAAGGTGAGGTCTACATTGGTATCAGGCTCGTCGTTACCCTTGCATCCCTCACCGACCTGCTCGCGCAGGTCAGCTCGGGAAGGAACAGGTGTTGGGGCCACGGCTCCGTAGGCGTACAGCCATTTGCATCCTGCACCCATCCAGAGAATAGCCAGTTGCCAAGCGGGGTAGGTGACGCCGCCGACGGTGATGACGCGCATCGGGTTATACGGGCGGACGAGGTGGAAATCATGGGTGATGTGCTCCAAGCCATTGGCGTCGCGGGTTGTAGTATGAATCGGGAGCTTGATGGCGGGCTTGCATATCGGGTTATTGTTTTTATCGACGGGGTGTAGCTCGCGGGTGCGGCCAGTGATGATGTGTCCACCGGGGTATGAGCGAGGTGGGTGTGGGCTGGTGGCACGTTGTGGGCGGAGGCCTGCGTAGGGGTCGGCAAATCTTTTCGGGGCGTGAGCGGGATATTTGGCGCCTTTATGCTCGCGTGTGTGGGTGAGATGACGGTCGTAACCGGCTTCGTTGCCGGTGCGCTGGCCTGATATCCACCAGAACTCGCCGAGATGGGGGACATAGTCCATGATTTCGTGGAGCATGGTCTGGGTGAGCGTGCCGCGCGGGATGGCAGGGCGCGGTGCATCCCCGTTGGGGCGATGCACACTCTTGCTGAGAAGCTTGTTCTTGCGCAGGATGGACGGGCGGATAGTCGGGGCAAGACCAGACCATCGAGTTTCTTTGACGGGGCGGCCTAAGCGGCCATTGCAACGGCGTGATTTGCGCACGTAAGGCGTGGTACGCGGGCGATACTCGGCTTTCTCTTTGGTGAGCTGTGGGTTATGGCGCGCGAGGTTGTAGAGGCGTGTGTATTCGGCGCTATGCGTATCGCCTGTAGGATGCGGGTAATAATGCTCACCTGGAGGCACGGTGTAAGACATGGCGGGGCGATTGATGGCCTTGTAGAGACGGTCGAGTTGCTCTCGTCGGGTTAAGTTAGCGCGAGGACGGCATTTGGTGCCTAGTTTAATGCGTTGGCGCTCGCGGTAATCACGGGTGCGAGAGGTGTTATAGGCGGTGATTTGCTCGGGGGTTAGTGGGCTATTCTTGCCCACAGGGGAGAACTTTTTCTTAGTCATAAATCACCTCGCCACGTGCGATTTGTGCGCCGATTGCACGGATTGTATCCAGGCGCGCTACCCTTTCTTCCCACGCTTTTTCTTTGGCGACGTCCTCCGGCGTGGGGTGGGTTAGCCTGTGTGCGTACGCTTCGTAATCGCGCTGCCACTGTTTGGGTGATAGGTACAAATACGCCCTCAAAGCACCGTGGTGTATGTTGCAATAGTCGCCATAAATCATGAAGGCAAGCGCGCGCTTACATTTCCAACAATAGCTGTGTTCAGCTATCAAAGCTCGCTGGCTGTAGGATGACCGACAGTAGCGGCAATAGTTCTTACCTTGTTTTTGCTCTAAGTGGCTTGGGGTTGGGATGATATACGGGTACTCGCCCGTAGGGCTGGATACGGGGCTGGTCTGCCGGTGGTCATAGTAGTATTTTTCTTCGGTGCGTGTCATGCTCGTCGTCTCATTTGGGAACAGGTGTTTGAATAATCACCTTGAGCGGTACACTATACACAGATTTGAGGTTAAAACAAGACAATTGTGTACACTTTCTTCAAAAACGGGTGTTTTTTAAACGGGCCTTCTATCGAGTGATAAGGAAAGTGAGACGGTCGTCTCAGTTCTTG